ATCGTAAATACAATCAAATGTGACTTTATGATTATCAACGCATCGGATGAAAACAATGTGGATACTGTTAGAACAAAAGTAAAGAACTTCGCATCATCAGTTGGATTTGCAGGTTTCAAAGTAATCATATTAGATGAGTTTGATTACATGACACCCGGAGCACAAGCGATTTTGAGAAACTTAATGGAAACATTCAGTAAGCATTGTAGATTTATCTTAACCTGTAATTACATTGAGAAAATCATTGACCCTATCCAAAGTAGATGTCAGTCTTTCGCAATCACACCTCCGACTAAAAAGGATGTAGCAGTTCAGGTAGCAAAGATATTAGATGCTGAAAAGATTAAGTATGAACCAAAGAATATGGCTGATGTGATTAATTCATATTATCCAGATATTAGAAGGATACTTAATACTTGTCAATTACAATCAGCAAAGGGGGAATTGAAAGTAGACCATAAAGTAATGGTTGAAGCAAACTTTGCAACTAAACTTATTGAACTTTTAAAATCAGAAGATGATAAGAGAAATATGTTTATGCAAATTAGACAGGCAGTAGCGGATAACAAATTAAATGATTATTCGGAAATGTATACTATGCTTTATGATAAAGTAGATGAGTATGCAAAAGGAAACGTAGCCAATACAATTCTTACAATAGCTGAAGGATTATCAAAAGATGCTTTAGTAGTTGATAAGGAAATTGTATTTATGAGCACAATTATTCAAATTTTAAATATAATAAAATAATGGAACAACAATCACAAATCCCAATGAATTTTTCATTGAACGATGCAAGAGATATCAATTGCGAATGTGGTAGTGGTGTATTTATGCCAGGTATGAAATTCAAAAAAGTATCTCGTTTAATTACAGGTGGAGCTAAAGATTCAATTATTCCTATTGAAGTATTTTTATGTACTCAATGTGGTAAAACATTGCAAGAATTATTGCCAGAGGAATTGAGAGAAAAACAATCAATCGCAGAATAATGGCAGTTAAAAAGTTATTCGACCACATCAATGCAATAACTTCGGAGCAAGACCCAAAGTATTTCGATAAATTGACAGAAGAGGATTTAAAATCATGGAGTAATTTTATGATAAATCGTTTTCTGTCAATGAAACCGGATTGGGTTGAATTAGTTGCAACTTTACTTCCTTTGACTCAAACTCTACAACCAAAGGAAATGTATAAATTATATATTAGCTTAATTCCAAAAGGAAAGCATTATTTAAAATACATTAAAGGTAAGGGTGAAGATAAGTATGAAGATTTTCTCATAGAACTTATGAAGAAAGATTACCTATGTTCAGAAAGACAAGCACTTGATTATATAGAAGTTCTTTATGCAAGTAGAGAAGGTAGAGAACATATGAAGTATGTATGTGAAAAGTATGGAGTAGATAAGAAACAAATTACTAAATTAAAACTAAAGATATAATTTGGTAAATCCAAATAAAAATCGTATATTTGTTCTATGGCTAGAGTATCATTTTCACAATATAGCATGTGGAGCAGTTGCCCACATCAATATAAACTAAGTTACATAGATGATTTACGAGAATCATCATCCAATATACATTCTGTATTTGGCTCCGCAATGCACGAAACGTTGCAAGAATATTTAAGTAGATGCCTTCGTATCTCCAAATCACAAGCTGATAAGGGAATGGATACAAAGGCGTTTCTTAAAGAAAAAATGAGAGAGTTCTTTCTCAAAGAATCCAATGAAGGAAAAGACCCTATTTGTTCAAAAGAAGAATTAGTAGAGTTTTTAGAAGATGGATATCTTATTTTAGATTATTTTCAGAAGTCCAAAAATTTTAATAATTTCTTTTCATTAAAGTATGATGAGTTGGTTTCAATAGAGCAACCCATTAATACCAAAATATCCGAACACGTTAATTTCTTAGGATTTATAGATTTAGTTACTCGTAGTAAATTCGATGGTAAGTACAAAATTATAGATTTTAAAACTTCAACCAGAGGATGGACTAAGTATCAAAAATCAGACCCGATAAAGAATACCCAAATACTTTTATATAAGAAATTCTACGCAGAAATGTTGAAAATTTCAGAAGATATGATTGAAGTAGAATTCATCATATTAAAAAGAAAAGTACCCGAAGTAGAAGAATATACAATACCTCGTATTAGTAGACACGTACCAGCAAGTGGCAAACCATCGGTTAATAAAGCTTGGAAGGGATTTACCGAATTTGTAGAGAGTGTATTCAATACCGATGGTTCATATAGAACTGATGTTGAATATAGAAAGAATCCAACAAAACTTTGCGATTGGTGTGAGTTTTCACAAAGAGGATTATGTGATAAAAAAAATTAAAAACAAAATATATATTTAAAAAGAGTTATGGCAAAAAAGAAAATTCTGTTACTTTCAGATGATTTACGAATGACTAGCGGTATAGCCAATGTATCCAAACAATTGGTGCTAGGAACAGTTGATAAGTATGATTGGGTTCAATTAGGAGCAGCAATCAAACACCCCGAAGCTGGTAAGGTTTTAGATTTAAACGATAGTGTTAGAGAACAAACTGGTGTAAAAGATGCATTGGTTAAAATTTATCCATTTGATGGATATGGTAATGCGGATGTTATTCGTCAATTACTAATGATTGAAAAACCTGATGCGATTCTACACTTTACTGACCCTAGATATTGGATTTGGTTATATGAAATGGAACACGAAGTTCGCCAATCAGTTCCCCTTTTCTTCTATCACATTTGGGATGATTTACCAGACCCAAAATATAATAGAAATTATTATGAAAGTTGTGATTGGATTGGGTGTATTTCAAAACAAACTTATGGTATTACTAAAAGAGTTTGGAGTTGGGATAAAGAAAAACATTGGACACCTCCAGCCGATTGGCAAGTGAGTTATGTACCACATGGTATTAATTCCGAATTATACAAACCAGTAGAAGTTCCACAAGATTTTAAACAAAGTATCTTTGGTGATAAAGAATATGAATTTGTTCTTTATTGGAATAATAGAAATATTCGTAGAAAACAACCAATTGATGTTATTCTTGCATTTGATAAATTTGTAGAAGCACTTACTCCTGAACAAAGAAGTAAAGTATGTTTATTGATGCATACTCAGCCTGTTGAAGAACATGGTACTGATTTACCGAGAACAATTGCAGAATGTTGTTCTACTGAAACAAATGTAATATTTGCACCAAATAAATATTCAGAAGAACAATTGAATTATCTTTATAATATTGCGGATGTTACAATTAACGTAGCATCAAACGAAGGATTTGGATTAGCAACTGCAGAATCAGTTATGGCTGGCACCCCTATTATTATTAATGTTACTGGTGGTTTGCAAGACCAATGCGGTTTTAGAGATAAAGGTACGGGTAAATTACTTACAGCAGAAGATTATGTTGAAATTGGTTCATTACATGATAGACATAAAAAAGCAGGTGTAGTTTGGGGAGATTGGGTTAAACCAATTTGGCCAGTTCGTTCAACAACGGGTTCAGTTCCTACTCCATATATTTTTGATGATAGAGTTGATTTCGAAGATATTACTCCATTAATTATGGATTGGTATAAGATGCCAAAAGAAGATAGAGAAGCTGCCGGATTAAAAGGTAGAAAGCATTATTTAGGAGATGGTAAATTAAGTAAAGAAGCAATGTGTGATTCATTGGTAGACGGTATAGATGGTGCATTTGAAAATTGGAAACCAAAACAAAAATTTAAATTAATAGAGTTATAGTATGAAACCAACATTAGTATTTCAAGCACCGATAGCAACAAGAAGTGGATATGGTGACCACGCTAGAGATTTGTTGCATTCATTATATAAGTTAGATAAATTTGATATAAAGGTTATTAGTACTCGTTGGGGAAATACCCCAATGGATGCTCTTAATTATGACAAACCATTTCATAAATGGATAGTAGATAGTATTATTCCAAAAATTGAACAAAAGCCAGATATATACATTCAGGTAACTGTACCAAATGAATTCCAACCATTGGGGTTTTATAACATTGGTATTACTGCAGCAATCGAAACAACGCATTCTCCATTGGATTGGATACATGGTTGTAATCGAATGGATTTAATTATAGTTCCATCGGAACATTCAAAAAAGAGTTTAGTAGATAGTGTTTATAATGAACAAGATAAACAATCTGGACAATTAATAGCTCAGCATAGAATTCAAAAACCGGTTGAGATTCTTTTTGAAGGATTTGATGAAGAAGATTTTGGAACTGAGCATGTTGCACATATTAACGAATTGGATTCAATCAAAGAAGATTTCGCATTCTTATTCGTAGGACATTGGTTGAGAGGTGATTTAGGCGAAGATAGAAAGAATGTGGGAATGATGATTAAAACATTCGCAATGGCATTCAAAAACGAAAAAGTAAAGCCAGCATTAGTTCTTAAAACATCATCAGCTGGATTCAGTATATTGGATAGGGAAGCTATTATTTCTAAAATAAGAGAATGTTTAGGTAAGGATTATAAATCAGTTCCAGTTTATCTTTTACATGGTGATTTAACCCCATCAGAAATGAATGGATTATACGAACATCCAAAAGTAAAAGCAATGTTAAACTTTACAAAAGGTGAAGGATTTGGTAGACCTCTATTAGAATTCAGTTTAACAGGAAAGCCTGTAATTGTATCCAATTGGAGTGGGCATATTGATTTCTTAAAACAAGGAGCAGTATTATTGGAAGGTGAGTTAAAGCCGGTACACGAATCAGCAGCTGACCAATTCCTTTTAAAAGAAGCACAGTGGTTTAATGTAAATATTTCAAAAGCATTATCATCTATAAAAGATGTTTATAAAAATTATGATAAATATAAAATCGCATCATTTCAATTGGGTAAGCAAAACAAACAAAATTTTAGTTTAGAACAAATGACTAAATTGTTTGATAACATTTTAAATCAATATGGTATTTATACTAAAGTACAACCAAAGTTTCAACAACTTCAGTTACCTAAACTAAAAATGTTAAATAAATAATGAGTAATTTTAATCCAATATATCGTAAATTTATAGATGATAAAAGTACAATTTCCCCAAACAAAATAACTAGGGGTAATTTTTATATGATAAAGGAATATACATATGTTGATGGTACTAAAGGTAGATTTACCGAAACAACATCCCCTATAATATATACATTATTTGTATCGCAACCAAAGGATATTATTCATTGTGTTAAAGTATCAAATGTTAATCCAAATGTAATTAAAAAATTCTTTGGTAAATTTGTAAATGAGCAAACTGAAAAATTACAAATGAGAGGAGGAGCTAAAGATTTTTATTCAAAAATAGTTAGTAAAGTTCCAGTTGTAACAAACGATGCATATCGTACATACCTTATAAGTGGATTAGGTAAAGTTTTAAAATTATCAATGGATGTAAATGAAATTACTCCAAAAACAATGAATGTAACAGGTATAGATTCCAAATCTCAATTAAAAAATAGATAGTTATGAATAGTAAAGAATTTGTCCTTTGGTTAAAAGGATTTACAGAAGGAGTACATGAATTTAACATCACTCCAAAGCAATGGGATTTATTAAAAGATAAATTGGCAGAAGTTAAAGATGAAACCCCAATAGGATTTCCATTTGGAGTTCCGAATACTGCACCAATACAAACATTACCACATATTACACCATCTCCCACATATCCACATAGACCGTATGAAATTTATTGTGGTAGTGGTTCATCTGGAACAACAATAACAACAACACCAGGTGGTGGTTCTATTACACACGCAACACCACAATTTGTAACATCAACATCAACCGCGTATGGATACCCATCGGGTAGTACAATGAGTTATACAAACAATAAACCCCACAACGAAGATTAATGAAAAAAGTATTGGTTACAGGAGGCGCGGGATTTGTAGGATATGCACTATCATTGGAATTACTTAAAAGAAAGTATGAAGTCGATGTAATTGATAATCTTTCTATTGGTAATGAAGCAAAGATATCACCATTTGTAAACTTTTTAGGTGGAGATATTAGAGGTATGGATAATATTAAAGATACTCCATATGATTATATATTTCATTTGGCAGCATTAAGTAGAATACAACCATCGTTTCAAAATCCAACATTAACATTTTCAGTAAATGTAGATGGTACAAAGCAAGTTACCGAATATGCGTATCATAACAAATCTAAATTAATATACGCAGGTTCATCATCCCGCCATCATAATCCAATGTTATCGCCATACGCACTAACAAAGCATATGGGAGAAGAGTGGATAAAGATGTTTAAGGGGGTATATGGTTTGAATGCAGAGATAGCCCGTTTTTATAATGTATATGGTCCAGGTGAATTAGTAGATAGTAATATGGCAGCTGTTATTGGTATATGGAGAAATGCTATATCAAAAGAAGAACCAATTCTAATACATGGTGATGGTGAACAAAGAAGAGATTTTACACATATAGATGATATTGTTGATGGGTTAATTAGAATTGCTGAAACTGATGAAAAGCACGAAGATGCTTGGGAATTAGGAACGGGTTGTAATTACTCATTAAATGAATTGGCTGATATGTTTGGTTACTCAAATATAAAATATGTAGATGATGTAAAAGGTAATTACCGAAAAACATTAAGATTAAATAATGATGCGGTTGAACGTTTAAATTGGAAACCGACAGATAAATTAAAAAGTTATATAAATGAAATTAAGTTACGCAATAACGGCTTGTAATGAAGTCGAAGAAACAATTAGATTGGTAAATCAATTATTAAACTACAAAGAAGAAAATTCTGAAATAGTTGTATTATTAGATACGCCAAAAGCTCCTATCGAATTGGTGGAGTATTTGGAACTGCAAGCAAACGCAGACCACATCACACTTATAGAATCTGAATTTGATAATGACTTTGCACAATGGAAAAATCTATTAAACTCACAATGTAAAGGTGAGTGGATATTTCAGTTAGATGCGGATGAATATCTTATGCCAGATTTGATTGTAAATATGGAAGCATTGTTGGAATCAAATGTAGATAAAGATATGATTGTAGTTCCTCGTATAAATACAGTTGAAGGATTAACTGAAGCACATATTAAAAAATGGGGATGGAATGTAAATGAAAAGGGATGGGTAAATTTCCCAGATGTCCAAACTCGTATTTATAAAAACTCTGACAAAATTGGATGGAGTGGTAAAGTACACGAAAGAATAGTTGGATTTGAAAATTATACATCATTTCCAGCTGATGAAATTTATTGCATCAAGCATCCAAAAACCATCGATAGACAAGAGAAGCAAAATAACTACTACGATACTTTATAATGGTTCACATATATTATCACATATATGCAATCGATGATTCTTATAAAATAGTTAAAGAACAATTGGAATTGATAAAAACCCATTTTGATTTTCCATATAAATTAAATATAGGCATTTCAATTGCAAATGATAATATCCCAATAACCAATATACTTAACTTATTTGATACATCGGATTTAAGAGATGTTAGAGCTAATGGAAATGAATTTGTTACATTAGATTTAATAGAAAAAGATATAGATAAATTTGGTGATTCCGATTATATTTTGTATCTTCATACGAAAGGCGCATCAAAACATAATAATCAAAATATTGTAACTTGGAGACATTTAATGAATTATTTTAATATAGAAAAATGTAAAGATGTATTGAAATTGTTTGAAAAAACTGATTTTAATACATATGGTGTATTGTTTAATAAATTTTATATGGGTAATTTTTGGTGGGCAAAATCATCTTATTTAAAAACACTAAATATGAGTGAAATAGATAAAAATAATAGATACAATGCGGAAGGTAATTATTTAAAATCAGGAGAAGATTGGAAACCATATTCAGTATACAATATTGAATCATCAAACCCATACGCATTTAATTTTAAAAGAGAAGAATATGCAAAATAAAATAACGTTTATATTTGATTACAAAGGAGAAAAATGGTGTATGCCATTAGCACTTCTTAATGAATTTAAAGAAAGAGGTTGGGATACTCAAATAGTTTCAATTTCAAATGGAGATGGGTTATTAAAAGAATATATTGAATCAGATGACCAACCAACTATTATAATGTTTTTAGATTGGGGTAGATTTGATTCACCTTATTTAAATAAAGAATTGAAACCAAATTCATTTTGGATACAAGAGAGTGGGGATGACCCACAAAACTTTGAAAGAAATTCACCAAAAGCAAATAGATTTCATTTCACTATAACACCTGATAAACAATGTGCCAAAGCATATATGGATATGGGTATAAATGCTGAATGGATAAATCATTTCGCAGATACTGCAGTTCAATTCCCTATGAATTATGAATCACAATATGTAGCAGTTACAACTAGAGGACTTGGTAATTCTACATTTTTAGATTATTTAACTGAATGGGCAGAAGGAGCGGTTGGAAATCGTAATGGATTAAATGCAGAGCAACATACTAAATTTTTGAATAGTGGGTTGATGGTTATTCAAAATAGTAGATGGAAAGAAATCACTCGTAGAATATTTGAAGGAATGGCTTGTGGAAAATTAGTTATAACGGATAGATTGCCAGCTGAAACAGGATTATCAGAAATGTTTATAGAAGGTGAAGATATAATATATTACGATGAGATGTTTGATTGTATAGAGAAGATGAACTACTACAATGAAAATGAAGAGGAGAGAGAACGAATAGCACACAATGGAATGATGAAAGTATTACACAATTATACACAGATACAAGTTGTAGACAAATTAATAGCAGCATATGAAAGAAGTAGGTAGTTATACATACGGACATGACAATATAAAAATTGTACATGGAAATGAAGGAAAAACTTTACGAATAGGTAAGTTTTGTTCTATTGCAGAAAATATAATTGTATTTTTAGGAGCAAACCATAGAGTGGATTGGTTTACAACATTTCCATTTGGACATTATAGAGAAAATGAATTTCCAAAAGTTAAAAAAGACCACGGCCACCCATCATCAAAAGGTGATATCATAATAGGAAATGATGTTTGGTTAGGTACGGGATGCACAATAATGAGTGGTGTAACAATAGGTGATGGTGCAGTGGTTGCAGCATGTAGTGTTGTTACAAAAAATATTCCTCCATATACAATAGTAGCTGGTAATCCTGCAAAACAAATTCGTAAAAGGTTTGATGATGTGGTTATTAACAAATTATTGGAATTAAAATGGTGGGATAAAACTGAATCAGAAATAAATGAAATATCAGACATACTTTGCTCAAATGATATCGAAAAATTAAACAATATATAATGAAAAGAACAGATATAATTAATGCATTTATACAAAAGTATGGATATAAGAGTTATTTAGAAGTTGGTACACAAGACCCGGCATCTAATTTTGATTTAATAAATGCAGAATGTAAAGTATCGGTTGACCCATTTCCAAGAGGAGAGGTTACATTTGTTGGAACATCTGATGAATATTTTGAATCAATCGATGATGATGCAAAGTTTGATATCATATTCATAGATGGATTACATCATTCAGACCAAGTCTTAAAAGATATTGAAAATTCATTAAAGCACTTATCGGATAATGGAATTATTGTTTGCCACGATTGTTTACCAACTTCGGAAAAAATGCAAGAAAGAGATGATAATGGCGGCGAATGGACTGGTGATGTTTGGAAAGCAATTGCAGAATTAAGAGTTGAAACTATTGATTTAGATATTAAAGTAGTTGATACCGATTATGGTTGTGGAATTATTAGTAGAGGAACTAACATACCATATGAAACAACTGATAATTATAAATCATATTATCATTATTCTATGAATAAATGGAGAATGTTAAATGTTATTTCACCTGAAGAATTTGTACAATGGATAAATACTCTATAATCATACCAACGCTTTGGAAATCTAATAGAATTCATAAACTACTAAGAGATTTAATAGAATGTGAATTTGTAGAGGAAATAATTTTAATAGATAATGCTGGTAAATATTTTGAATATTACGAAGCGTTAGATAAAGTAAAATTAGTACAAGCCGGCGAAAATATCTATGTAAACCCTGCATGGAACTTAGGAATTAAAATTGCTAAAAATAATTGTGTAGCAATACTAAATGATGATATAAATTTTAATCCAAATATATTTGGAGTAATAAATGAAGATATATTGAATCAATTTGGAATTATTGGAATGGGAGAAGGTAATTATAAATCATTAAACATAGAGGGTGACCCAATTTTAGAAGTATGGCAACCTGGTGTAAATGATTGGGGATGGGGATGCTTTATTATGTTGAATAAAAAGAATTGGATTGATATTCCAGATAATATTAAAATATGGTATGGTGATAATTTTATTAAAGATATAAACCCTGCACCAAAAGCATGTTTAAGAAATTTTAGAGTTGATACTGAAATGAGTACAACTTCCGATGAAAAAGAATGGGATGTTAGAAAACAAAATGACCAAGTTAACTTTTTAAAACTGTTTGTACATGGATAAACTACCAATTAGTATAGGGATACTTTCTTGGCATAGTGGGCAAGTATTAGTAGATACTCTAACAACGTATCATAATAATGGATTGTTTGATATAGTAAACGATGTTACAATATTATTTCAAGAAGCAACTATGCAAGATATAGAAATTGCAAGGCATTTTGAATTGGATTTTATTGCTTTACAAAAGAACATTGGAATAGGACAAGGATTCATCCGATTAACTGAAAACGCACAAAGTGATTATGTTTTAGTATTGGAGCATGACTGGAATCTAATTGAAGATAAAGATACTACTTATAACACATTAGATAGAAGTTATAAAGCAATTGAAATGGGAATGGATGTTGTTCGTTTAAGACATAGAAAGAATCCGGGAAATCCACATTTTTCATTTAGGTATATTGGTAAAGAACTTACTTACTATGATGATGAAATTGGAGCAACATCACCACATCTATTAGATTCAGTACACTGGTGTGAACCCGATATCCAATTTGGTGATTATATAAAAAAATCAGAAGATATGTTTTGGACTACTTCTCGATATGGTAATTGGACAAACAATCCTTGCTTATACAAAAAACAATTTTATTTAGATACCGTTAAGCAATTTGCCGGTGATGGAATTGCATTAGAAGGTAATATTGGAAAATGGTGGGTTCAGCAAGAATTCAAAGTTGGACACAATGAAGGATTATTTATGCATAACGATTGGCAAAAATACGGAAGATAATGAAATACACAATAGTAGGTTGTATAACCAAATACGGAATAGAACAAATTAGACCATTTGTTGAATCAATTGAACAAAGTGGATTCAAAGGTGAAAAATTAATGTTAGTCTATGATATATCAAAAGAAACAATTGAGTATTTGGATAGTAAAGGTTGGTTAATAGCACAATCAGAAACACAACAGCATATTATACTTCAAAGATTTAGAGATATGTATGCTTTATTACAATCATATAATACTGATGTAGTAATTTGGGTAGACGTTAAAGATATTATATTTCAAAAAGACCCAACCGAATGGTTAAGTAAGAATATGAATAAAGATATTCTTGCATTTTCAGAATCATTAAAATTCAAAGATGAAGAATGGGCAAGATTGAATGCCGGTACATCATTTCCTATGGAATGGGAGTGGTTACAAAATGAAGAAATATATTGTGCCGGCACTATTGTTGGAAAGAAAGAAGCAATTAGAGATTTATTTATTGACATTTATAGATGGAGTTTGACCACATCAAATCCTGAACAATTGGCAGACCAAGCCGCATACAATATAATTATACATTTAAATCAATTCAAAGATAAAGTTCAATTTGTAAAACAACAAGAAGGGTTTGCAGCACAACTTCATTTGAAATTAAAAAAAGGCGATACACTACCTTATACTGAAATATTACCAAAAATAGATGGTAGTGAAGTTAAAAATGAAAAGGATGAATTATATACATTAGTACATCAGTACGATAGAAACGAAGAACTTAAAAAACTTATAGAAAATAAATACAAATGAAAAAAATAGTTATTACATCGTTTATCATGCCACATGAGTTGGATGATTTAGAAAGAGTGTTAGTAGATTTAAATAAAGCATCTCAATATATTAAAGGTGAAAATTATTCATTCTATATTTCACTTTCAGTATCCGATTATTTAATAGATTGGAGTACATCTAAAGTTGATAAACAATTTTTTATAGATAGATTTAATTCTTTAAAACCATTGACTAATTGGGCAGGTAGTTCTGTAATGCAAATTAGAGAAGAAGTTATGGGGGCATTTCAATGTAAACAATATGCACATAAAGAAATTACGGATGCAACTCATTTTATTTGGTTAGATACCGATATATGTTTTGATGATAGGATATTACATTATATGGAATCTGGTATTGATATGGTAGAGGATTCTAAAATTGAAAAATACTTTATAACACCCGAAATTGTAAAATATTGGGATACTACTTGGGATTGTTTAGTTAATGAAAACTTTATGAATCATCCTTTGGATTATTGTAAAACTAATAACCCATTTGTTGATTCGGGAGAAATCGGAGATGTTAAATTGGAAATAGTTACCAACGATATTGTAGGGCAACCTAAAACAAAATTTGGAGCGGGTTGGTTTACGCTTTTATCTAAATCATTATTGGATAGAATACCATTGCCAGAATCTATGGGGGCATACGGACCGGACGATACGTTTTTAATGTGGGGTATTGAAAAACTAAATCAAAAAGGAGAAAATATATATCAATTTAAATTGAAAAATTATATTGTATGTGAGAATTATATGTATAAAGATAGAAGGCATTATGATTCTTTAATAACTAGAATTGATAGAAAAGAAGAATTTAAACAAAAATCATATAGTGTATTTCAGGAAGAGATAGATAAATTATTCTAATTAAATAAAAATTAATATTTATATCAGTATATACAATTATAAAATATGAAATTTGAAGTAACTAACCCAAAAGCTTGGAATGCTGTGAATGAAAAAAACATTCCAATGAAACATAAAATAAAAGTTTATGAAAAATTGGGTGGAGCTTATCGTTTAGGGGAAAGTGGTGGTGAGCAAGTATTCAACAAAATGACTGAATTACTTAAACATAGAATGGGGGAGAATGATGATAATTCTTCACCAGAAGAAACATTAGCAGGATTAAAGGATATGGCAATGGGTAATTTGGAAAGAATTGCAGATTACGCAAATATGATTGAAACCCGAATGAAAGACGGACAGGAATTAGACTCTTGGATGTATTCTCAACTTACAGTTGCATTGGAAAATCTAAATTCAGTTCATGATGCAATGGATGGAGATGATGGCAAAAGAGAACCTTTTAAAATTTAATAATTAATGGAAAATTTGTATTCAGTTTTAATTACGGCAATTACCGTATTAGGTGGGACAGGAGCTTGGAGATATTACGAAAAGAGAGCCCTAAGTAAAGAGAGAGATGATGATTTTATTAGACATGATTGTAAAGACCGTATCTCTAAATTAGAAGGATTATTAGAAGCTGCAGCAAGAGAAAAAGATGACCTTCGTGGTATGGTATTAGAACTTACAAGAGAAGTGGCAGCATTGGGTGTTAAAGTTGAATTCCTTACAAGAGAGAATGATAAGTTAGAAAAAGCACTTCCAAAAACAAAGAAGCAAATATTAAATGGCTAAGATTTTACAAGAGTGTATTATTGTATCCAAAGAGGTTAATGATAAGTTCATTCTTGCTAAAAATAGGGATAGGGCTTATAATCCATCTTTAGAAATTATTCATACTATTATTGATGGAATTGAAGTTGCATATTTACATGATATAACTACTGATTGGAGTGAGGGTTTAAATGAAAACGGAATTGGTGTTGTAAATTCAGCACTATTAGTTGGACATGATGAAGCCGAACATAAGATTGTAAAGAAGGGTGGTAAACCAGGACCCGATGGTGATAAGATGAGAAATATCATCAAACAACCTACCTTATTAGATGCAGTAAGAGCTGCACTATCATATAAGGGTAAGAGTGGGTTATCTTTGAAAGGACATACATTCGTAGCATCTCCAAAACATATGGTTACTATCGAAACTACATCAAAGCATAAACCTGATGTTAAACTTCAAAATTCCGAATCACCTGTTGTTCGTACAAATCACGGACATATGTTCACCGATGCCGGATATACAAGCGGTGAGAAATATCTAAGTTCAAAATTGAGAAAAATATCAGCTGAGAAATCGGTTGATAAAGTAGAAGATTGGAAAGAAATAGCATTGGCTATGAGAAAAGAATTTTTTCCAAAAAGACCTATGTTAAATATGAAAAGAGATACAAAAGATATGTCTACATCATCCCAAACTGTAATGAATTTGACTGATAGAATATTACAAATTACATATTTTAAGAATAAGGTTAAGGAATTTAAAGGAATTAAAACCGATTTACCCAAAGGATATACTCCCAAAATTAAAATAGAAATAAAAGAAATTTAATGGTTAATAACTTTACATCGGGAATGTGGAATGGTATGAAAGTTGAGTTTGGAAAAGTATATTCCAACTTAAACGCTTTTGCATTTAATCCATTAAACGAAGCTGGTGAAAAGAAATTAAGAATATTTGATTTTGATGATACATTAGTTAAAACAAAATCAAACATATACATTCAACATAAAGATAATAAAAAATCAACACTAACTCCTGGCGAATATGCAATATACGAACCAAAGGATGGTGACAAATTTGATTTTTCTGATTTTGAAAAGGTAAAGCAACCACAAGAAATTAAAGGTGTTACAAGATTACTTAAAAATATAGTAAGAGTAGGTGGTTCAGAAATAGTAATATTAACAGCAAGAAGCGCTTACAAACCAATTAAGGATTACTTATCCGATATTGGATTAGACAACTTATTTGTAGTAGCATTAGCCGATTCTGACCCACAAAAGAAAGCTGATTGGATTGAAAATAAAATAAAAGATGGTGTAAAGGATGTATTCTTTATAGATGATTCCCACAAAAACGTTGCAGCTGTAAAAGCTCTTTCTAAAAAATATCCAAATATATCATTAAAAGTAAGACACGTTCAGCATGATATTCCTGCACCACCAAAACAATCTGATATGAAATCCCAAAAAGATAAGGAATCAACAAAAAAAGTTGAACCTAAAAAGAATGATATGAGTTTGAAATCTCTATTACCTAAAGATTTGGATAAAAAAATAAAGAATCCAGATACAGGTAAAATGATTAAATTGAAAACAGCATTAGGATACGAAAAAAATACAAAAGCATATAAAGCAGCACAATTCTCATTAAAAAAGAAATAGTTTATGATATATTGGTTTACGGGTCAGCCAGGAAGTGGTAAAACTACTTTGGCAAAAAAGTTACAAATTTGGTTACAAACTGATAAGGCAAATTGGAGAAAATCCGTATTCCATATCGATGGAGACCAGTTAAGAGAATTATTTCCAAACACAGACTACTCAAAAGAAGGTAGAGAGAAGAATATTCAAAAGGCAATTGATATTGCCAAATATTTGGATAATTGTGGAAATGATGTAGTCGTATCATTGGTTTCTCCATATAAAGAAATGAGAGAAACATTAAAATCGGATTCTAAAGTACAAGAAATATATTGCCATACTAAGCAACAAAGAGGTAGAGAATCTTTTTTCGCATTAGATTACGAACCACCTACTGAATTTTATGTTGATTTGGATACATCCGATACTCCCGATAATACTTTCAAAAAATTACTAAAAATTCTTATTTGATATACTTATTAGTATAATTAAATAGTTATTAGTATGGAAAATGAAGAAGAAGTAACGGGTTTCTTCCCCAATTTAGAAAATAGTAGAATAACCAAACGAGGTTTGGGCGCTAAACCATTGTTGGAATCGCAAATCAAAGCGGCACAATCGGTATCAAAATCAGCATTCGAAGCAGCAAGAACTTTAGGTGTATCTTATAACACATATAAGAAATAT